AGCTGGCTGATAAAGCAGCGTGTATCAAGTGCGAATGTAAATTGAGCATCAGCAAGATACTCATAGATTATGTTGTCGGCTATCAAGAACTGACCTACCCCGTCATCAGAGAGCAGTGCCCTCGTGAAAGCGAGCAGGTCAGCCGTGTTCATCTATAGCCGCGTAACAATAAAGCGGGGCTGATTGTTGACCACTTCACGCAAGCCCAGCATATCATTACTTCGGTGGTTACCTTCTACCATGTTACGGTTCTTGTAAACAGAGTTCTCAAGAATCGTAACCAGCTCAGGTTCCAACATGACATCAGTATCTGCAATGAACCGTTTGTCAAACGTTCCATTGGACACGAAAATCATGTTGCTATCATTCTGGGATGTCGGGCGCACCCTGACCTTGATTTTGCCAGGACGTCCTTGGCTGTTACTGGCCTGTTCTGCTTTGCTGACTGCCATAATTCCTCCTATGCAATATCTGAGCCATAAGTAGTGATGCTACTCAGGTCTTGAGGGATACCGTTGCAGGGTGCTACATAGCACGAATCCAATGCAGTAATCAAGGTAACACCGGGAACGAACGGGGTTGACGCATCGGTAGTAAGCCGAACAGCGGCTACCAGCACTTCATCACGCTGCACATATTCAAACTCGATGTTAGTAGGCGTACTTCCTTTCTTGCCAAAATCCAGCGGCACAATTCGACCAGTGTTGTCAGAAGGCTTGTAAAGCACAGCATAATGCCTGGTTGTGCTAACAGGCACCGTATAACTGGCTGGAAACTGTGCCGTGAAATCAGTGCCAGCGCCCGTGTAAATACCATCTACATAGAAGCGCATCGCAGCAGCAGAGATGAGAATACCTGTGCCGCTTGCCGCAGGCGCAGCAGGCTCAGCACTGAACACATAGTGGTTCGAGATATTCTGCCGTGCAGCGGTGTTCAGAATTTGGGACGTATTCATTTTAGCTCCGGTTACAGGTTGGTAGCAGCAGAAAACCCAATGACCATGCAGGCATCGTCGAGAATCACAGTATCGTGATACAACTTCCAGACATAGGCACTGCGGTCACCCAGCGGGTTGGCAATGGTAGGTTGGCGCGGAATGCGATAAACGCTGACACCGCCAACACCAGAACCACTCATGCCACGCAGCGAGCATACAGCAAAAGCATTTTTCGCAAAATAGAAAATTGGGTATACGTCAGCATTCAGCCCGTTGGTAGACACCATGGAACCAGGAACGCCACCAGCCGAACGGATAGGTGCAATTGCCGTTGACATCATGTAACGCACACCATCTACACTACCTAATTCATTTTCCCAAGCTTGGGTCTGGTAGTGACGCACATTGATGAAGTTAGTCATGCCACGAATGTCATTCGCCATGTCAGGATGACATACCGCGAAGTAAGCAGCTTCAATGGGCTGAGTCTCATAGTTGGGGCTAGAGACGAGACCAGACGTGAATGGGCGGGCATCATTACGGCCAAAGACACGCTCAACGCCTCGCTGGAAAGCCAGCGTGATAGGTGTGTTTACCGCACCGATAGCAGCCCCGTTGGTAAACCGCTGATTGGTGCCAGACAACAGCCGCTCATAAACCAGCCGCTCAACAGTCTGGGCTGCTTGTTCAGCCATCAACTGCATTACCTGCGGAGGGATATTGTCATTGTGGAAATGCTCAATTTCCTCAGACTCTTCCACAATGGAGGCAAACTTACGCAGATACCCCTGAACGTCTTCAGAGGTGAGTTTCTGGGCTGCTGGGGTTTCCAGTTCATTCAGTTCAGTGGTAGCCAGTGCCAGCGGCAAATACCGCCGCCATACAGGCGTGCGCGTTTGCTTCATGGGCATAACATATTGCTGGCCGAAGCGATTCAGCACCAGCATCGGTTGCAGCCGCGCCAAAAACTCAGCCACCGCATGTAGGTTAATGCGGGGAGTAATATCACCGTATACGGTAGCAGCCATTTTATTGTTCCTTGCAAAACTAATGTCTCATGTGTTAGTAGTTTATAACCAACAATAATAAAAAGCAATACCACATAATCATTTGTTTTCAGTTGTCATAGGTGTAACCAGATTGAAAATGAAGGCTGCCTCATCAGACTTATCATCTTTGTCATCATTGACTTTGGTAGCCCCAAGTGTGCCTAATGCTAACTGCACACGTAAGGTAGCTGGAACACTTGGATTCATGCACATGTGAAATGCCTGACTTAACACAAGATCATGTAGTATACGATTCCTGTCTTTACGTGCTTCCTTTATTGTTTTTCTATATTCCACAGATTCGCGTATAATGTGTAACTCGCGTAGTGTGATATGAAGCTCATTCCGTATTCTGTCATCAATAACTTCTTCGGTAAGCTGGTCATCACTGCCAGCCGCCAAACGGTATTTAATGTCTAGTTTCGCAACATCATGATATAGTAACTCAAAATTATCTGGCAACTTACTCATGGACTTTATCCCCTCAAAGACAATCAAAAAGTTTCTGGATAGCCAGCATCGGCGCCGGTTTATTGTAGGGCCTGTAGGCTCTGGTAAAACTGATGGATGCTGTGTTGATATTGTTAATAAATCTAGGATAGTGCCTGTATCTGAATTAGGCAAGCGGAGAAGCATTTGGGCTGTTATCAGAAACACTGATAGGCAGTTGATTGATACAACGCTGCCTTCGTTTCTACGCATGTTCCCTGACGGCATAGCAGGCAAGTGGTCAGAACGTGATTATGAGTTTGAGCTAGAGTTTGGGGATGTGTTGGCTACCATCAAATTCAGATGTTTGGACAAAGAGAAAGACCAGCGCCGTGTGCTGTCTATGAACCTAACCGGCATATATCTCAATGAGTTCAGAGAAATAAAGCCGTCACTGTTTGAGGCTATTGATGCACGTGCTGGCCGTTACCAACCCAGTGTAGGCGGGTGGTATGGCCTGATTGGTGACTCAAACCCACCCGAAGAATTTAGTTATTGGGCTAACGTTATACAGAAACAGCCACAACCAGGTTTGAGGGATGCACTGGACTGTGAAATATTCTGGCAGCCATCTGGGCTTTCTCCTGAAGCAGAGAATGTTGAAAATCTAAGACCTAATTACTATGAAGAGCTATCTAAGGGCAAGGCAGCAGAGTGGGTGAATGTTCACATACATGCACAGTTAGGCAGTCGTCAGTCAGGGGCCGCTGTATTTGGTGACCACTTCAGCCGCAAACTGCATGTAGGCAAGGTTGCTTATGACTATACATTACCTGTTTATATCGGTATGGACTTTGGTCTGTTGCCTGCGCTTGTTGTTGCACAGTTAGACATGGATGATAGGTTGAACATATTGGCTTCTGTTGTCAGTGATACACCCAATGGCATTGAGCAACTCATGAAGGGGCGTGGTATGGCCATGCTTCGCAAAGTGTGTCCACTCACTAATTACAAGGACATACACATATTTACTGATGTGCCGAAACGTAGTGAGTCTGACATGAAAACCGCCTATCACTCACTCAAGGCATTAGGATTCAGCAACACCAGACCTGGCACCGTAGACAACAGAGTTGACTCAAGACTACAGGCTGTGAGGAAGCGCCTCATGGAGCTAGGCAATCGCGGTATACCGAAGTTATTTTTTAGTAACTCGGGCTTGGCTGATAGTATTATCACTTCAACTGAGTCCGGCTATGTCTATAAAAAACGGCGATTCAGTGACAATGAGATTTCTGGGTCAGAGCCAGACAAGAACAAACACTCCCACGTAGCAGATGCACTACAATATCTCTGCCTTGGTCTTGATTTATATGGTTCAAAGATACTCGGTATCTATTCTAACAAAGACTCAAACAGTGCATCCGCACCTCGCTATGGTGATTCAATCGCCGGGTATTGATTATTTGTATGGCAACAACTTGGAGTTTATGAGATGAGCAGTCTTAGTCCTTATGGTGGTCAAGAACCCACGAGCATAATCAACGTGACTTCAGATGAAATGGTGTCCTACAAGAACGTGGATTTTCAAGTTCCCGATGCTCTAATCGCATTAGGCCATAGAATGGCAGGCTTGTTCTGCATGTATAAGAGTGCGCGACGCCCTTATGAGCTTGAGTGGGTAAGATACTATAATCAATTCAATGGTTACTATGATGCTGACATCATCATACCACCTGGGCGGTCGAGAATATACCCGATGGAAACCTTCCTACGTGTATCCATCGTCCATGCAAGATTGATGGATTTGTTGTTCCCGAACAGTA